TCGGCCAAAGCTCTATCACTTCACCGTAGCTGTTCAAAACCTTTTCAGCGTATCCGTTTCCCCAGGTCAGAAGGTGGGCCGTTATGGTCTGCCGGCCGACCTTGGCGGTCATGTAGGGGTTCCATCGCTCGTGCATGACGCGATAGGTCGGAAGTTCGTCTGCAACGCGCTTTCCGCGCTGCTGGCTTTGCATCAAATGGAGTGGGAGTGAACCAATGGTGCCGGAAATAAGAGAAACCGCGCACCAGAAAGCGGAATAGGTCAGCGCGGTCTCTTCTGTTACAGTTTCACCGGATAAGGATTGCGCCCCGTAGAGATTCCACAGGGAAGGGTTCCAGGCCTTGGGGTCTGAAAGGGAGAGATTAAAAAAGCCCTTTATTTTGCGAAAGAATCCCATATATATGTGGGATTCTTCGGATTGTTTCCAAAATAATCAATTAAAAATGCGTATAGGTGGCACTTAGTTTGAAATCTTGCGAAAACCGTGCGCTAATTTTCGGATATTTTGAACCGGCAATGCAAAATCGACTCCCGAGAGACCCTTACTGAGCCGACTATTTTTTCGGCCCTCAAATGGCCATGCTCGATCCAAAGTCGGACGCACCGCTCGGTCACGCCGAAGTAGCAGGCGACCTCATCGACGCGAAAAAGCGCCTTTTTCGGCAATCCGTGGGTGTCGGATGGCTCAAATGTATGCACAGGTGGAGTGGGAGTGGGCGCATCTGCTTGCTTATTTTCATTTTCCTGGGTATTGATTGGATTCTGCCGTTTTGCGTGTTTTCCCATTTAAATCTCCTTTTTCAACTACCTGTAGCGCATCGAATTTATGGCCTTGGCGGCGTTTATTCTTCTTTTGATATTATTGTACGCGTCTTTATTGAACTCAAACCTGATCGCTTCCTTAAATGTTCCGGCAAGTTGATCGGTTTGAATGGTTTTTGTTGTCTTATGTATTTTTTCTGAATTTGAAAAATTGAGCAAAGATCCCCAATTAAATATTATACTGTCCATAACCAACTTTGTATTATTGCAAATTGATGAGTATTCGAATGTATCGGGCTTGGTGCACCCCTCTGTCATTTTATTATAGTATTTTACAAACTTACCAATACCATCAATATCATTAATATCGTGAGCGTTTCTTGCGTAATTAATTATTTCAATCATTAAAATTCTATATAGCTGTAGCCCCCTATGTTTTGAAAGATCTACCATGAAGCGCCCAAATGCTTCCCTATAAAGCTTGTCTCTGCCGCGCAGCATATTGAAAGCAACCACAGCTTGGGGCGAAAAACCATCGCTAAAAATTACAGAATTCAACAAACTGAAGGTTGTGCGGCTTATGCCGCAACAAAGATCAGCGAATAGAAAATCAATTTTTTCTTTAATGTGCCACGCCATAACTACGTCGGCGAGATCTCCGTTAATGACGTTTATTTTGTTTTTTCTCAAATCCATAACCCGCTCTGCATTGTTTTCGACCGCATATAAATTCAAAGGCTTAAAACCCTTGTCGATGGCTACCAGCCCGTCTATGTTTTCTGGACCGGGCAAGTAAACCACGGTGCAATCAGATACTTTTTTACCTAATTTTTCGAGCCTATCTATGGCGTTATTCCATATTCTGCGCCGCCAGTTATTCTTTGCGCCAAATCTATAAGATTCCCTGCCCGTACCCATAATCTGTTTGCCTCCCTTAAAGTGACATTCTCTTTTTGATTTCTTCTGCCGTCATTCCGGCGTAAGCCGACCGCTTAATTCTCGAATCTGGATTCATCGCCATCAGTGCCACGGCGTTAAATGTCGCCATGAGCGGGTCAATTTTTCCGGTTCCGCTGGCCTGTTTTGTGATTAAAATGGCGTTGCCGCGGGGCTCCACCATGGCATTTCCGACACACCAGGCCATCAGGGGGCGGCCGCCGTGCGTCAGGGCCCCTTCGGCCAGCTTGCGCTCCGTGGTCTTTATGGCTCCACTAAGCCGCCAACCCTGCGGGATGCCCTTTACCCGGTCGTGCTTGATGTTTCGGATCAAAACTATATCTTCGACGATATCGCCTATGCCGACCGGATCAACTCCGATACGGTCAAGCAGCCCGGCCTCCTCTATCTGCTCTACAATTTTGCCGATCTGCTCAATGTCCTGCCCGACCTCATCGACTATCACCAGGTCGCCGTCTTTTTCGAAGTCGCGGTATTTCGACACTTCCGACTTGCGGCGCTCCAGGGCGATAGCCGAAGCCCATGCTCGATTCCACAAAAGCCAGTTACCGGTTTCGATCTCGCGCCCGAGCACGGCAAGGCCCAAGAGATCATCCAGGCCGCCGCCGTCGATTCCGACAACTACCACTTCGCATCTGGTCAAGATGTCTTCTATGGTGACCGCTCCGGCCGCCTGCATCCAGAAATCTGCGCCGCTCCAGCGCTTGGATCTGAGGGCGAGGCCCATTTCGACATTTAGGTGCTTGGCGAGAAAACCTTGCATGGACTCTTCGCCAGCCTCTTCGGCCTTCTTGTATTCGCGCTTTAAAAACTCTTCACCGACCGATGCGCCAAGGTTCGGGTTTGTGATGTAGAAGTTTTTCGGGTCCAGGTGCGCCTTGCCTTTCAAGATCGATTCAGGGAATTCGTACAGGACCGGCAAGAATCGATTGTCATCGATGCGACCGTCACGGACCCCGCGGGCATAGTCCAGCTTCTGCTTAAAAACTCCGGCCGGCGCTTCGTCGCTCTGCGTCGAAAGGTAGATCACGAACCCTTCGGGCCGGCTGGCGAGACCGCCGCAAGCCTCGCGCAGCATGTTTTCAGCATTGGCGCGCTTTCCGAAAAGCCAGAGCTCATCCACCAGTATGCCGGTCGCCTTCTTGCCGCCCACCGTCTCATTGTCTGCCGCCACGATCTTCAGTGTGGCACCATTCCCCCGGTGCGTGATCTGCCGATAGTGCTCTTGGATATGGAGCAGGGCGGACAACTCCTCGTCGGCCTTCACCATGTCGCGGGCGGGATAAAACGAGTTGTTGGCGATCTCCACGGTTGGGGCCAGAATCAAAAATTCGGCAGAGTCGCGCCAGTTGCGGATAAGGGCTGTCAGCATGATGCCCGCAGCGAGCGTCGATTTTGAGTTCTTCTTGCTCACAAATAGGAAAAATTCAGAGATCAGGCGCCGGCCCTCTTCCGGATCGTAAGCGCCGAAGATGGCCCCCACGAAGTCAAAAACCCACTGGCGGCCGATGGCGCCGAATGGTGGGCCACCCTGCTGGTCAACGATTCTGAGGGCCTTGAATACGTCAAGGGCCGAATCGGCTTCGGCCGGGAATAGCGGCGGAAGGGCGATCAAGCTCTCTTTGGCCAGGATGCGGCGCTCCCAATCGGGGCATGTGGTTTTACAGTTCAAGGTTTTATCTCCTGGTCGTTACGAGCCCTAAACTTCATCCATCCATTTATAGATTTCTTCGAACGTATGATGATCGGGATACATGCAATACTTGGTTGCTTCGACGGGCATTTTTCGAATGTTTTCCTTGTCGTGCGTTGTAAGGATCACCATGATCGGCTCTTTCGCGCTATCATAAATTTTGTCGCCCACTTTAACTTTCATAAATCCCCTTTCGCTAAGAGGCCATCCGCATCCTGAGACCGATACCTTTTCGGTTACACCTGAGAACGCGCCGCCTATCTATTTTTAGCTGGTTTCTTTTAATTGTTTTTATTGAATATTTGTATGGCTTGTCGCGCAAAACCCATTGCGCTCTGTAAATTTTTTCACGCCAGCCTGACATGGCGTCTAGTTCAACGGCTATTTGCTCCAACGAACCAACATTCTGGTATTCCAATGGGAAGAGTGGCGCAGGGGCTATGGTGCTTGTCGCATCGCTGCAGGTATTATCTACGATGATTGTGCCACCACTCAGACAGATGTGGTGGGCGATATCGGCCGTGCCAGACCCGCATGCTCCTATTACGATGACACTAATCATGGCTCGAAATCCCTATCATTGCGGCCCTACTTCGCCGCCTTAAACCGTATTCTCGACCTCTGAAAGCGCGACATTGTTAGTAATATGTCGCATAATTCAGAACCTAATAAATCCCCTCTGGCAATACATGCTCTTTTGCAAAACATAACAGACTGATCGTCTGTGTTTCCGTCACACAAAACGATGTGAAGACATCCCCCTAATGGATTATCTTTGAGATAATGCTTAAATTTTTCAATCACTTCTGGTATTGTTGGCTTCATATATACCCCCGGCATCTATTATCTCAGCGGAACTACTTCACAGTCTTGAGTTGTGGTGGAGCCGATGGCGCAAACCTTCCCGAGCCGGCCGCCTTCGCCTTGTCGTTCTTTTCGTCCTTCTTGCCCTTTGGTGTCTCACCGGGCTTAACGTGCAGGTATGGGGCTGCCGCGATTGCCATCCTGGCCCTCAAATCAGCATCAGCCATATCGTCGTTGATCACGTCGAGCATGTAGGTCAGCGGGTCTTTTTTGGGAACCTCGACGGGCGGATCTACGATTGACCGCAGCTCTTTTTCGAGCTGGGCCACCTTGGCGAGTTCTGCCGATGTCAGGGCCTCGCCGGCCGCGACCTTGGACACCAGGGCATGGTAAAGCTTGGCCTTGACCAGTTCGCCAACGGCAAGCATCTCCTTGATCTTGGCTGCGTTTTTGGGATTGACGGCCTTTTTTGCCGGTTTTAATGCTGGCCGCTTGTTTTTTGAGCCTTTTTTGCGTCCGGCG